TGAACCTATGCCTGCTTGGGTACCCTGGGCAGGTGTGGGTTTGATGATCTTTACCGTGATGATCTTTGTCATATTCACCCTCACGATGATTTACTTCCCAAACTGATGGCATCAATCTTCATATTTTCTTTCGTTGTTCTTTTGACAATTACGCTAGAATTGACTTGGCCAGTTAGGAAACCCAAATGAACCACGCTGATCATTCAACCTACGAACACATTTTTCATATGATTCTCTGTTGCATCGCTGGACTAGGCATTGGTACCCTCGCAGTGTGGGGGTACAATAAAATCAAAGAAAACAAAAACCACAATCCTTAATGGAAAATCCAAACGAATTGGTAACAAAGGAAGAATGCCAACGTCTTATAGATAAGGCAATCAAACAACATAACCGCAATGCTGCTTTAATTAGTCTCAGTCTTGGGTCTATCGCACTATACGGTTATGTTGACGGTATGTTGCGAATCATCGACAGGATTGGAAAATGAATGACGACAACAACACAGAACAGTTTACAGAAGAAGACGAAAAGTTATTGAGACAAGCAATGCAATTTATAAAGCATCGCGAATTGTGTCAAGAACCTTTCGATGGGTACTGGGAGGATGATGATGACGTTTAAGTTATTTCTATGCTTTCTTCCATTAGCCACTATCTACATAGTAATGAAACTTGCTGTCTGGTTGTCAGCGGTCGGGACCGAATCCGATTATGTCCGAAAAGAACCACAACGAACACGAGGACCATATGTGGAAAATGCATATGCAGACGTTGACGAAGAGGATGAAGAGTATGGAGATCGCACAGACTATCGATGATGCTTTATTTGAATACTATTCCGAAAAAGGAATGGAGGTTCCAAAGTGGAGAATGCAAAAAGATCCCCAATGGTGGATCGATTACTTAAGGGAACTTGGGATAGACCAATAATGGAACATCTATTGGGAAAAGCACTTGCAATTATTGCAATTCCATTTGTACTGACCACACTCTACTTCGGTTCAAAGAAAGGATCCTATTATGAATCCGACGATTATAAGGGAAATGGAACCGCGCATTAGACAGCGGTACCATTTTGCTACATCTGCATTTGCTAGAATCTTTGGCGTTCCCAAAGTTACTGAGCAGATGCAGTTTTTTTGTTTAGAATGGGCAAAGACTGATGATGTTGCCCCATTAGACTGTCTACATCAAGTAGATAGATATTTCAATTTGTTGTGGAATGATGAAAGAAATCGGTAGTATCGCACACTGGACTCTAAATAATCCTTACACTCTTGGTATATTATGTTTTTTGCTGGTGATGGTTCCTATCATTGGTATCGCATATGTCCACCGAAAACCTACCTGAAATAATTGGTATCGTTCTTCTGTTAGTATTTGCTGCCACGATGTTTTATCAAGGCACGATGATATTTCAGGGAAAGAGAGGTTATAGGCATTGTGAAAGAGAACAAGCAAAACTTGATGATACCAGAAAACGTATTGAAGAATTATTCAAGGACAAATGACACAAGAACCTGTCTGGTCTGTAATCATACTCCTCTGTTGTGGACTTGCATTTACAGCATATTGCGTTATATATATTTTACGCCTATCATTTAAGGAACTAGAAGAAGATGGCCAAGTCCGCGAACAAGGGCAAGAAGGGTCAATCGAAGCAGAATCAAGGGAACGCGACTGCTAAGAAAGCAAAGAACGGGGGTAAGAAAAAATAGATTATGAAACTGTGGATGCTTGGTAATCGTCTCACTACTGAGATGTATGAACGTGAAAGATTTATTGAAGAAGCGGATAAATATGGTATCGATTTTAATTTAGTCTTCGCAGACGAAATCGATCTATTGGTGTCTAGAGATGACCGTAAGTCCATTCGTTATCGCAACGATATTGTTTCTCTCCCTGATTGTGTACTTGCTCGTACTGGGTCTGGTACTGGGTATTTTAACTTGTCTGTTCTCAGACAGTTTGAACGACTAAATGTATTGACTCTTCCAAACAGTCAGTCAATTGAAGCATCAAAGGATAAATTATATGCCAACCAGATTCTGGCTCAGGCAGGACTTCCCATACCAAAAACTATGCTAACCCGTTTTCCGTGCAAGTCGGAATTTGTGGATAAAGTAGTGGGGTTTCCTTGTGTGCTGAAAGTTATTACTGGATCTCACGGTGCTGGTGTTTATTTGTGCGAAAACTCTAAACAATTTGAAGACTTGTCTGAATTGATTCATTCGATCGACGGCAAGACCAGTATGATTATTCAAGAATATATCGAACACTCAAAAGGCAGAGACCTCAGAGTAATTGTTATTGGTGGTCGTGTAGTTGGTGCTATGGAACGTAGTGCTACAGATGGTTCATTCAAAGCAAACATTTCCCGTGGAGGAGAAGGGAAACCATACGATGTTGATGACGAAATGGAAATGCTTAGCATTCAAGTTGCAAAAGTTCTCGATCTTGATATTGCTGGGGTTGATCTTTTATTTCATCCTGATGGATACAGAGTCTGTGAAGCAAACTCATCCCCAGGATTCAAAGGATTTGAGAATGCATTAGGAATCAACATTCCTCAAAAAGTATTTGATTATGCCAGACTCAGAGCACATATATAAAGGAAGTATGAGATAATCCCAATGGGCGCAATGACACCCCCGAGTCGGAAGAGTTGTTACAACTTCCGAGTGACCAGCATAGATAGAGTGCTCGATGGAGATACTATCGATGTCACGATTGATCTCGGTTTTGATCTTTATAAAAAAGAAAGAGTTAGAGTTGCTGGTGTTGACACGCCCGAAAAGCGAACAAAGGATCCAGAAGAAAAAGCACTTGGTTATGACGCAACACACTGGCTGGAAGAAAGACTTGCGGAGGTACTTAATGGGTCTGACGATCTCGTTATCCGCACTGAGCTTGTTGGCGGGGTTGGCAAGTATGGGCGTCTTCTCGGCTGGCTCTACGTCGGAGACGCCGAGTTGTCCCTCAACGAAAGAATGATCGAAGAGGGATATGCTTGGGCATACGATGGTGGCACAAAACAAAAAAACTTTGAAGAACTTAAAGAAATTCGTCGTGCTCACGGAACACTGATTGAATGAAAATCGTTAGTATTGAATTGGGTGAAGACCTGCAAGATGAATATGAGTTTTGGTTAGCAGCAAAGCAAGCACTGGGTGTTGAAAGATCTATTAACAACTTTCTCTACTACATAGATCAGTATGGGACATTCAAAAATCCCAAAATTCCTGAGGAATCGTAATGGATACCAGTGCTTATCTTGGCAATCCTAATCTAAAAAAGGCAAATATTCCAACAAACTTCACACCTGAACAGGTGGAGGAGTTTATTAAGTGCAGCCAAGATCCAATTTACTTTATTAAAAATTACATCAAAATCGTTTCTCTCGATGAGGGTGTTATTCCATTTCACCTATACGATTTTCAGGAGACGATGGTATCTCGTTTCCACAACAATCGTTTCAACATTGCAAAACTACCTCGTCAGTCTGGTAAGTCTACTGTTGTTACAGCGTACCTATTGTGGTATGTAATCTTCAACGATAACGTCAATGTCGCAATCCTCGCAAACAAAGCTGCCACTGCACGAGAGATGCTTGGACGCTTACAACTCTCTTACGAGAATCTTCCTAAGTGGATGCAGCAAGGTATTATTGGTTGGAACAAAGGGTCGGTGGAACTGGAGAACGGTTCTAAACTCTTGGCTGCATCTACTTCTGCTAGTGCCGTCAGGGGTATGTCTTTTAACGTCATTTTTCTGGACGAATTCGCGTTCGTTCCGAATAATATCGCTGATCAGTTTTTCAGTTCCGTTTATCCTACTATATCATCAGGTAAGTCAACAAAAGTTATTATCATCTCTACTCCTCACGGGATGAATATGTACTACAAGCTCTGGCACGATGCAGAGCGTGGTACGAACGAATATATTCCTACAGAAGTCCACTGGTCTGAGGTACCAGGAAGAGATGAGGAGTGGAAAGCGCAAACTATCCGCAACACGTCCGAACAACAGTTCCGTGTTGAGTTTGAATGCGAGTTCCTTGGATCGGTTGATACACTGATTTCCCCAAGCAAGTTGCGCGTGATGGCATATGATGATCCAATCACACGAAGTAATGGATTGGACATATATGAAGAGCCAAAGAAAGATCATAATTACACAATGACTGTGGACGTAGCACGTGGAATCAATGGAGATTATAGTGCGTTCACTTTATTTGATACAACCACTGTACCATATAGGTTGATTGGTAAGTATCGAAATAACGAAATCAAACCTCTTCTTTTCCCTGACGTTATTGTACAAACTGCCAAAGCATATAATCACGCTTATATTTTGGTAGAAGTAAATGACATCGGTGGTCAAGTTGCAGACATCATACAATATGATCTTGAATATGACAACCTTTTGATGGCAGCAATGCGTGGGCGTGCTGGACAGGTAGTTGGTCAGGGATTCTCTGGGGGCAAAGTCCAGATGGGTGTCAAGATGTCTAGTGCAGTCAAAAAGGTCGGTTGTTCAAACTTAAAGCAACTTCTTGAGGGTGATAAATTAGTTATCACTGACTATGATATTATTTCAGAACTAACCACATTCATCCAGAAAGGGCAGTCCTGGCAGGCAGAAGAGGGTTGTAACGACGACTTGGCAATGTGTCTGGTGATGTTCTCTTGGCTTGCCGTACAAGACTATTTCAAGGAACTTCACGATAATGACATCCGAGCAAGGATGTATGAAGAACAGCGTGAAGCGATCGAAGCAGATATGGCACCGTTCGGATTTATGGATGATGGTCTACAGGATACATCGTTTGTAGATACTGATGGTGATGTGTGGCACGTTGATGAATATGGTGACCGTGCATTTATGTGGGAGTATAGGTAATGGACTTTGACCAGCAGATTGAACTTGAACATCTGCTGTTTGTTGACAGGCAATGTCGCAAGTGTTTGAGAACTATGAGTCTATTAGATAACTTCTATAAAACTAGAAAGGATAGGGGAAATAATGTGTCTGCATATTCTTATGAGTGTAAGCAATGCACTATTAAAAGAATATCCAAGAATAGAAAAAAGTATAGCAAACGGTTTGGGAATGACTACCCAGATTGGTAATTTGTTCACGTTCTGCTTCCCCAGTAGAACACTTACAAATTCTAAATATTAGTAGAAAGATTGAAGAATTTTCAGGAGATTAAGCAATGGCATCTACCCAACTTTCGCCAGGGGTCGTTGTTCTTGAAAAGGATCTGACTACAGTTGCAAACGCAACTCTTGATAATGTCGCGGTGATCGTCGGTTCTTTTGAGAAAGGTCCAGTCAACCAGATTGTTGACATCACTTCCGAGAAGGAACTTCTCGCAGTGTTTGGTCGCCCTAACGATTACAACTACGAGTATTGGTTCTCGGCTGCACAATTCCTTCTGTACGGTGGTACATTGAAGGTTATCCGTGCAACCAGTTCTTCCCTGAAGAACGCTATCGATACAGCACAAACAACTGTCACAACCTTCTCTGGTTCTGACACCACTCTGACTGTGCTTTCTGCTGCAGACATTGCGGTTAACGATTACCTGCAGATCGACGCTGAGATTCTGAGAGTCACCGCAATTGTTGGTAACGACCTCACAGTTCAGCGTGGTCAACTGGCAACAGCAGCAACCTCTCACGCTGCTGGTTCTGCAGTCACCCTGATTGAGGATGCTGGTACTAGCACCACAATGAATCACGGCGGTACTCTTGCTGCTGGTGATACTCTCCTGACTGTGACTTCTGTCGCAACCCTGGGTGTGACACTGAATGATTACATCAAGATTTCTGATGAAATTCTGCGTGTTACCTCTATCGCTGGTAACGACCTGACTGTTGAGCGTGGTGTTCTTGGAACAACCGCTGCTGCTCAAACTGATGGTCAGACTGTCGATAAAATGGTGGTGACTGTTTCCAAGACCAACATCAACGAAACAACTGCAACTGGTGTTAGTGCTCCTATCATCAAGTCTCTTGAAGAGTACGAAGCAAGCGTTGAGTCTGCATCTAACTCCTGGAAGTGGGGTGCTCGCAACCCTGGCATCTATGGCAACTCCCTGCGTGTTGTTGCAACTGATGCAGGTGCTGATCAGATCCTGTCTTTGGCACAACCTTCCACTGCTGAGTGGGAATTTGCAAGTTCGACACAGGTGACCTACAGCGCAGCAAACGCTACCGCAAACATCTATCGCTACACCGTTGTTGCAACTCTTGATTCTGCATCTGTGGTTGGTGATTTCCAAACTGCAGAATACTGGAGAGCAGAGACCACCGCTGGTGTGTCTATCCCTGTTCAAGGTCAAGTGGTTGCTTATGATCCCATCAGCCGTAAGATCGAGATCGACTTTAACTACACTCTGTCCTCCGACGTTCTGGATGTTGGTGATGTGATCGCTCTGTGGAGTGCAGAAACTGGTGGAGCTAGAACTGGCGACAAGGCAACGGTTTCTAATATCGACCGTCAACTGCACGTCGTGACTGCATCGGGTGCTGAAAAGTATGCTGCTAACTACACACTGTCTGATGACAATGCTGGTGGCAATCCCAACATCAACGTGTCTTCCGTCCGCTCCGAGTATGACGAGCGTTATTTTGGTGGCGGTCAGCGTTGGGCATCTGTTGCACCTCGTCCTGGTACATCTCCTTGGGTTGATGATCGTGGTGGTAAGAACGACCAGATGCACATCCTCGTTCTCGATGGCGACGGAAAACTGACTGGTACTCCTGGTTCTGTCCTTGAGAAGTTCCTGTTCGTTTCCAAGGCATCTGATGCACGTGGTACTCAAGGTGAGACCGTGTACTATAAGGATGTCATTAAGAACGATTCTTCCTATCTGTTCTGGGGTTCTCACGAAACTGGTGCAATCTACGATGTTGATGGTGCCGCATCTGGTCTGTGGGGTTCCTCTGGTGTGTCTCGTTCCTTCGACTTGATCCAGCAGGCTGCTGCAATCAAGAACAATGAGACCAACCTTGCTCGCGAAATCATTGGTACAACTAATGGTTCCACCGCTTTCTATCACCTGCAAGGTGGTACAGACGGTTACACCCTGGCACGCTCCGAGATTCTCGGCGGTTATGACCTGGTGGCAGATAAGGAAACCATCGATGTTGATTACATCCTGATGGGTCCTGGTATGGCAGACACTAGCGATACCGTCGCTAAGGCACAAAAAATCATTGACATTGCGGCAACCCGCCAAGATTGTTTGGCATTCATCTCTCCGAACCGTAACGATGTTATCGGTCAGAGCGATGTTAACGTTATCGTGAACCGTACGGTTGACTTCTTCAACCAACTGAGCAGCACTTCTTATGCTGTGTTCGATAACAACTACAAGTACATCTATGATAAGTATAACGACAAGTATCGTTATATCGCTTGTAACGCTGATGTTGCAGGTCTGACTCTGAGCACCACTCTTAACTCTGAGGCTTGGTACTCTCCCGCTGGTTTCAACAGAGGTCAACTGCGTAACGCGATCAAACTCGCTTACTCTCCTCTGAAGGATCACCGCGATCGTCTGTATGCAGCACGCATCAACCCTGTGGTTGCATTCCCTGGTCAGGGCATTGTCCTGTTCGGTGATAAGACTGCACTCTCTTACCAGTCTGCTTTCGACCGTATCAACGTTCGTCGCCTGTTCCTGGTTCTTGAAGATGCAATCAGCAACGCTGCTAAGACTCAACTCTTTGAACTGAATGACGAGTTCACTCGCGCATCGTTCAAGAATATCGTTGAACCCTTCCTGCGTTCTGTCCAGTCCCGTCGTGGAATCGTGGACTTCCTGGTTGTTTGCGACAGCAGCAACAACCCGCCCGAGGCAATTGACCGTGGTGAGTTCTTCGCTGAGATCTTCGTGAAGCCCACCCGCTCGATTAACTATGTGACTCTGACATTCACTGCTACTAGAACTGGTTCTAGTTTCGCTGAAGTCACCAACTGATCTCAAGAGAATTAACTAACGGAGAAAAACAATGGCAGAACAACAACCAGGACAGGTGGAGCAGAGCTCGGTAAGAGCTCCAATCTTCACCTTCCGCGATCAAGTTAGAGACTTTGCCCGTCCTAACCTTTTCCAAGTCGAAATCTATGCTCCCCCGATCCTTCAGGACGGGGTGAGCCCCCAATCTGGTGGCGTGGTCGGTTCTAGTTCCGACGCTTCCGAGAATGCTTCTGGCGCTTCCCAACTGAATGCATCTGAAGCATCTGCTTTCGGCACCTTCCTCGTTAAGGCAGCAAACATTCCCGCTTCTACAGTGGGTGTGGTTGAAGTGCCGTATCGTGGTCGTATGCTGAAGGTTGCTGGTGATCGCACATTTGAACCTTGGACAGTGACCGTGCTGAACGATCAGTCCTTCAAGTTCCGTGCTTTCTTTGAGTCCTGGTCCACAAACATCCAGGCTCTGCAGCAGAACTATCAGAACTCCAATACCATCGCTGACTATCAAGCAATGGCAAAGGTTCGCCAGATGGATCGCAAGGGAAACATCATCCGTACCTACAAGTTTGAAGGTATTTGGCCCAGCAACATCAGCGCAATTGATCTTGATTGGGGTAACAATGATACTCCCGAAGAGTACACAGTTGAGTTCCAAGTTCAATACTGGACATACGACACTGACATCAATACTGGAAACGCTGGTTGAGATCTTTCATAAATAGATCTGATAAAGCATCCTGACAGTCAATGTCTCAACTATTTGGTTATTCTCTTGAACGTGCCAAGAAGGGTCAGAATCCTGGCCCTTCTTTCGTGCGTAAAGAATCTGATGATGCAGCAACTCCGATTGCTGGTGGCGGTTTCTTTGGAACCGCTATTGATTTAGATGGTTCATATAAAGACGAACAAGATCTTATTCGTCGATACCGCGAAATGTCGATTCACCCAGAGTGTGATCGCGCTATCGATGATGTTGTAAACGAAGCAATTGCTGGAGAACTTGATGATACTCCAGTGGACATTGAATTGTCCAACTTGCAAGTAAGTAATAACATTAAGAAGAAAATTCGCGAAGAATTTGATAACGTTCTTCGTCTTCTTGATTTCGATAAAAAAGCGTACGATATTTTCCGTCGTTGGTATATTGATGGTAAATTGTATTACCACAAAGTAATCGATACCAAGAACCCAAGAAAAGGTATTACTGAACTTCGTTATATTGACCCGCGAAAGATTCGCAAAGTCATCGAACTTGAAAGACCTAAGGACAAAACATTCATCGATCCTCGTTCGATGGAATCCAATCTTGCTCCCAAGTCTGCAGAATATTACATCTATAACCCGAAAGGACTGCGAGCAGCAGAAACTGCAGGTATCAAAGTAGCACCTGACGCAATTGCCTTCTGCCACTCTGGTCTGAAAGATATGAATAAAAATGTGATTATGTCACATTTGCACAAGGCTATCAAAGCACTCAATCAACTGAGAATGATTGAAGATAGTCTTGTGATCTATCGCCTCTCCCGTGCACCAGAGCGTCGCATCTTCTACATCGATGTGGGTAATCTGCCGAAGCAGAAGGCAGAACAATATCTGCGCGAAGTGATGTCTCGCTACAGAAATAAACTGGTGTACAACGCAGACACTGGCGAGATTCGTGATGACCGCAAGTTTATGTCAATGCTGGAAGACTTCTGGCTTCCTCGCCGTGAAGGCGGTCGTGGTACTGAAATCACAACCCTCCCTGGTGGTCAGAACCTGGGCGAACTGGAAGACGTTAAGTATTTCCAGAAGAAATTGTATCGCGCACTGAATGTTCCTGAGTCACGTCTGGAATCCGAATCCACATTCAATCTGGGACGTGCTGCTGAGATCACACGCGATGAAATCAAATTCCAGAAGTTTGTCACTCGCCTCCGCAAAAAATTCTCCGAACTGTTCCACGATCTTCTGAAAACTCAGTTGATCCTTAAAGGTGTCATCTCCATTGAAGAATGGGATGAAATGTCTGAACACATTCAGTACGACTTCATCGCAGATAACTACTTTGCGGAACTGAAAGAGAAGGAGATTATGACTGAACGTCTGAATCTTCTCGCCACAATGGATCCCTTTGCTGGTAAGTATTTCTCTCTTGATTATCTGCGTCGTCAGATTCTCAAGCAAACTGACGCTGAGATCACAGAAATCGATAAGCAAATCGAGAAAGAAATTGCTGATGGTAAGTTGATGGATCCTGCATCCATTGACCCCGCTACAGGGATGCCTCTTGAAGATCCTGCTGCAATGGGAGAAGTTCCAGCGGAAGAAACAACTGGTCCTCAAGGAATTGAATCCATTCCTCCTGGCGACTATAAACGCGGAGAATTCTAAATAATAATGTATTGAGGTACTAACATTATGCCCAGTGTGGATGCTATGAATATCGTTAATAAGATTTTTTCAGGATCGAAGGATCTTAGTAGCGAAGTTGATGTTGCAATGAAAACTGCTTCTGCCGATGCTCTCGAAGCAAGAAAGAAGGAGATCGCTGCAAATTGGATGAACCCAGAACCTACGGAAGAAACCGATGAAACTGATTACGGAAACGATTGAAGACGTACAGATTCTTACCGAAGAAAAGAACGGTAAGAAGAATCTGTATATTGAAGGAACCTTCCTGCAAGGTGAAATCAAAAATAGAAATGGTCGTATGTACCCAATCGCCACTCTTGCAAGAGAGGTGGAGAAGTACAACGAAAGTTTCATCAAGTCTGGTCGTGCACTTGGCGAACTGGGTCATCCCGATGGTCCCACTGTGAACCTCGATCGCGTTTCTCACTTAATCACATCCCTGGTTCAAGAGGGAAACAACTTCCGTGGTAAAGCACGGATTCTGGATACACCTATGGGCAACATTGCTCGCAGTCTTCTTGACGAAGGTGTGAAACTAGGTGTTTCTTCTCGTGGCATTGGTTCACTGAGAGAGACACGCGAAGGGTGCAAAGTCGTTGCTGATGACTTTATGCTCGCTACTGCTGCTGACATTGTGGCAGATCCTTCCGCGCCTGACGCTTTTGTCAATGGCATTATGGAAGGTCGCGAGTGGGTCTGGAACAATGGCATCATTCAAGAGTCCGAGATCGCTAACATCAAGCGTACTCTTGACATCGCTCCCAATCGCAAAGTTCTCGAAGAGGCAAAACTTTCCGCGTTTTCCCAATTCCTGAGAACTTTGTGAATTATAAATATTTCTAAGAATAGCAAAGACTACTAAGGAGACAACCAATGTCGCAAGAAAATGAAGTGATGGTTTCCGAAGAACAACAAGAAGTCACCGAAGCAAAGTTCGACGGTGCCGTTGCTGACGGTTCTTCGCTGGGTTCTGTCGAAGATCTGGGTGGTCCTACTCCCCAGAACAGCAAACCTGATGACGAGAGCAACAAACTGAAAGCTCCCGCTCAAACACAGGCTGCTGCTCCTAAGACTAAGCCCTCCGATGCATCTGCCAAGACAGAAAGCGCAGAAGCAGATGGTGATCTGATTGAGATCGATATGTCTGCAGATGTTGCTGCTCTGACCGAAGGTGAAGACCTGAGCGAAGAGTTCAAGCAAAAAGCAGCAACAATCTTTGAGGCAGCAGTCGTCTCCCGTCTCAATGAGGAAGTGGCACGTATTCACGACGAATATGCCGCTACCCTTGCTGAGGAAGTGGAATCTGTTAAGACCGAACTCGCTGAAAAGGTCGATGAGTATCTGACCTATGCAGTTGGCGAGTGGATGGGCAAGAACGAACTGGCAGTTGAAATCGGTCTGAAAGCTGAGATTGCCGAGTCTGTTGTTGCAGGTCTCAAAAAAGTTTTCGTCGAGAACCACATTGAGGTTCCCGAAGAGAAAACCGACATCATCTCTGAGATGGTGGAGGAACTTGATTCGATGGAAGCAAAACTCAACGAGCAAATTGAAAAGAACGTTGCTCTGACCCAATCGGTCGCAGCATACGTTAAGAATGGGATCGTGAAAGAAGTCTCTGAAGGTCTGGCAGCAACCGAAAAGGAAAAGCTTGCTGGTCTGGCAGAGGGTGTTGAGTTTGAAGATGAAGAGTCTTTCCGCAGCAAGATTGAGACTCTGAAGGAGTCGTATTTCTCTAGCAAGCCCCAGGCGGCAGCAGAAACGATTGCTGAGGATGTCCAACCCGTTGTGGATACAGAAATGACGGATTCGATGTCTCGTTACGTCGATGCACTCCGTCGCTGGACTAAGTGAATTAGTCATTATTAAAACCATTTTTCAATAACCAAAAGAGGTAAAAAGCAAATGTTCAAGTCCGAGCATCTGCAGGAAAAGTGGGCACC